ACCACCACCACCACCACCACCACCACCACCAAACACGGTGGGCACATTGGACGTTTACCCCACCCACCCGTTAGATATACGACGTATGGTTCAAAATGGCACAACTTTAGATGTGTATCTCGCTTTTCGGTATCGTCGCTTCGTGTGCCTTCGGCGAGTGTTCGTATGGTGTCGCCTTCTTCTACCACCGGCAGCAGCAGTAACAGGCGGGTGTGGTGCTGGTAAAGTGAATATAATTCGATAGGTGGGGGGGAGTTGTTGCGGTGGTGCTGTAGCGGCGGGTAGTTCATACGAGGTGAGGTTGCGATGTTCTCCCTGATATGCATAATGAATTCTGATGGGGGATGTATTAGTGTCTGCTGCTTTCGATACGATCTGTGCGTACGGTAAACCCTGGTTTGACTTGTCATCAAACTGGTCAAAATTTTGATAATATTTAGTCGTATCTTTATCGGCGGCAGTCAACACGATGCCACCAATATTTAATACCGGATTATAACTCAGAATAGTATTCACACACCGATACTTGGTATACACATTATTTAACATTAACGCAATTGCGGCATTTAGCGTATCATCGGTGTCGGGGGGGTCACTCATCTTAAGATGATAGGATTTTAAAGCGTGATTGATATTCGTAAAAAAACCGAAAAAGACCGTGTTATCTGTTAATATTTGTGGTACATCCTCAATATTAGTTAGTTCCGTTGTCGCACGATAAATGGGGGTTTTGTCGTCGGTTGCATCACATACGATGATTATACTAAGATTGTCCTCGCCCGATGTAGGGGGGTATCTATCACATTGCATCGTCATACCGTCCCGATAAGAATGCATGAATTTAAGTACCTTAATCTTAATATTCAATCTTGTTGATATGGTGTTTAATATGGTGGCGGTGTGTACTTGAAAAACCTGAACAATATTGGGGTTGGTACGTGAGAGTGTCTCAACAAACCCTGGAGTTATTCCATCGGATGTGCCTAGGGCATTTCGTAATTTGCCGATGGTAGCGGTGTCCAATGCGATCACCTCACGAGAAGCGTCCATTATGATATTAGATTTTATAAATATGGATACAAATTAATTGTATGCAGATGTGATAGCATTTCGTCCCGAACGATATTGTTGACGCGGTTAGGATTTACACAGCGGACACGGGTGCTGCTGTGCGACTGTGCCACCGTGTGTCAACCAGTCTAATTTGCAATGCAGGTGAATACAATGTCCGCACCCCATAAACAGGGACGGTTCGGTACTTTGCGAGACGTCTTCGTAGCACACGGGGCACGGGTTGTCTTTGGCGAGTCCACCCACGCAGTAGTGCGGGTGGCGTTCGGGCACGCACATCTGGCACGCGGCACAGTGGGTGTACTCCGCGCGCGTGCCAACCCGACAGATGCGGCAACCCTCGCAGTGGTAAATGTCTTTGTGCGGGTCGTGCTCCCACAGAAAGCACACCGGGCAATAGTAGTGGTGCGCCTTCTGATAATGCGTGCACTCCGGGTTTTGGCAAGAGGCGTGTGGCGGTTGCACGCAGTGGCAGAACGAGCACTGCATTTGCGTGACGTCATACCGCAGAAATACCGATTCGAACCGTTCGTTTGCGCACAACCGGCACGGCACCGGCACGTGTTCCAATGGGTGGATGGGTTGCATCCAATGGCGATAGTGCTCACAAAGCATACTTGTGTTGCGGTGTGTGTGTATTTTTGTATTTTGTGTTTGTATTTGTATTTGTATTTGTGGGCGTTGTGCTGTGTTTATAACTTAGCGTGCGCGTGCACGTCGCGTTGCTGTGCGACGGCGACGGCAACCTCCCTTTGGTTGTGGAAAGGGTACGAACAGCGGTGACGACGCAAGTGCTTTGCACGGTGCTTTGAAGGCCGACACATCCACCTCCGGGATGCAATCCGGCACTGTCGGTGCGGTGGCAGGCACTGCGCAATCGGGTTGGTGAGTCGTCATCAGGCAACTGCTACTGCTGCTGCCACCACGTGCGTGCCGCCTCCGCCGGCGTGTGTAGGCGGTCGTCGTATGGTGTGCTCCGCGGTTTTTTGCGGAGCGGCGAGATGCTCGCGAGTTGGTTCTGGAACTGGTTCTGGTCATTCGTTGTGAGTTGTATTATGTATTGGTGTATGTGTCTTATACATTCCGTGTGAGATTTTATTTAGTTGGGTGTTATATTGGAGCGGCGACGTAGTTCCGACGTGACTGATAGAATCGTATCAATATCAGTGTGTATCTGTTTCAAAAAATGCGAAAGATGCGATGCGTAGGCGGACGCCTCAGTCGATCCCAGAAAGGTTGTCTTCCAGCGAGCGTACCAGCAGGTTGTCTGCTCGGTGTGAACTGGTGCTTGCATATGCACCACGTGTTGCACGACAAAATCGGTCGTGCGTAGAAAGTGTGCGTTGTCCATACACCGGTGTTTGACCATTTGTGTAAGCAGCTGCACATCGATTGCGGTGTGCACCTGGTGCTGGATGTCTTTTTTATGCGGGGTGAGTTGTTTTAGTTTGGAAGACAATTCTTCCAGCAGCAGTTGCAGTTGGTCGGTGTGCCCTTCGTTGAGGCGGTGCACGAAAGCGTCCCAGAAAGCGCGGTGAACCGTGTTCTCGATGGTGTCCACCGCCACCGAGTGTGGTGGTATCGTGCGAATTGGTGGGTATGTGTCTGCCGCAACTGAGGGTTTTGGCCAAGAGGGGTCTTGTTGGTGCAACAGCGTGTCTAGTTGCTGCAGCTGTGCGGTGATGTCAGCGACCGCACAGTTGGCAACGTCTGACGCGCACACGGCACTGACCTGTCCCCTAAACACGTGTTCGGCAATGTGCAGTTGCGTGGCTTGCTGCACGAGTTTGGTTTTCATCTTCTCGGCATCGGGGAGGTGCACCACCCCGGCCGTGTCCACCACATTCACGTACGAGCGAACCAGCGCGTTGAGGAGGGCGCAGGCGTCTTTCGTTTTCCATTTTTTGAAAGTGTGTACGAATGCTGCGAATGCGTGGTGAAAGGGTTGTTTACGGAATGTGTGATTCGTAGGATGACGAACGAGTAGCGCATGCGCCTGCTTTGCGCAGTCGATGACTCCAGTTGCGGTGTCGTCTTCCTCACCCGGTGGTCCGAAGAAGGCGGCAGGGTACACCGAACACGCGATTGCGAGCAACGCATAACGAACGTCCTGCGAGGTCGGTTGTGCCAGAAAGGCGAGCAATTGCGACTTGCAAGCGCCCTGGTGTTCGCTGCTTTGCAAAAACGCATGTACGATTTGTATTTTAGCACCTTGGGTGGGTTGCGCATCGAGGTTTGTTTGCAGGTCTGAAATAAATTGCATATGTGGTGTAGGCAGGTACGTTACGAATGTACCAACACGGATGTATGTGAAGTGCTTGTTATAAAAAAAAAGGGTGTGTGTGGGTGCGTGCATGTTGATTGATTAGGAAGACGGCCCTTTTGAGAGGGATATGAGGTCACTCGGACGCAAGCGAAAGTAGAAGCCAAATGTGGACTGGGCACTCGCTCCGACTGCTAAAGAGTGTGCGATGCCTTTGCTGCTACCGAACGTCGCCTTCGCTTGGAACGGGGAGGTGTTGTAGGTGTGCCCAATCACGACGAAGTTCACGAACAAGAAGAACCCCATTAAAATCATAAACATGTAGTACGGTCCCGAATACACCGTTTGTTGGACGACTTGCAGCTGCTGTGTCCGGTCTGTGTCCACTGCCCCGGTGGCGGCGTCGTACACGGTATGGTTGAACGGCAACAGTGCGATTGCCAGCGCCATCCAGATGCTAGAGATATACAGCAAGAATGTTTGCACCAGGTGGTTGGTAGTGAAATCATACGCCGCAATGGCATCTTTGAGGGGGGTTGCGTACAGCGTACACGACAACACGGTGGTGAAAAATCCTAATGCGATGGTGGATATAACAATGAGTATTTTGAATAAAATGAACTTGTAATCGGCAATGTACGAATAGGACGAGTTGTTCATCGTAATAAACATGTAGGAGGTGCACAGTGCAAAGATGAAGAAGGTCGTCGACAGCGGTGTCAAGTTGTTTTGCATCGTTGTGATTTATATGTAACTTCCTTTAATAAGAATATTTTTCTACTTTCTTGTGCTTACGCTTGTTTGCCATCAGATTCAATTCTATGTCGCACTCCTTGTTTCGCGTTTCAAACTTCTTTTTGGCAATCGGGTACACCTCTTCGAGCGACACGGTGCCTTGGCTGTGTTCCCATGCATCCGTGTAGTATTGGTATAAAAATTGTCGCCACTCGCTGTCGTATGCTTCAGCGTACGTATTGTGTGGGGAAGTTGTCATTTCGTATAAGAACTGGTGATAACTTAATACTTTATAAATTAATAAAAATATATAAGTAAACCCGACACAAAAATAATCATTTATTCGCACATACGCAAATGAGTGACGACGAACCATATGTATCGAGCGACGGGAGCGCTTCTGATTCCGAAGCAGAAGAGACATCCGAAACACAACCTTCGTCAAAAACGGGAACGGAACCGGATCCGATGCTGGACAGTCGCTCCTTGCAACATTACTTACTCCAGGAGAAACACACGGACGCAGCTGCCGATTCGTTGCGGATGACAAAGTACGAATACGCACGCATCAAAGGTGAACGTTTACAACAATTGTACAGCGGTGCCATACCGTGTGTGCCTTACACCGACGCAGACACGAGCGAGACACTTTTTCAACGCGAGTTCAAAAGTGGGAAACTGCCATTTTTAGTGCAAAGAAAAACTCCCGATAGTAAATCTGCTTTCATTAAGATCCGACAATTTACGAATCGTGGTAGCAATATGTTCGACTAAATCGTTACTCTTTTGTTAATAATACACATTGCATAATACACATTGCATACACGGTAAAAACACATTTAATGTACTTAATTGGACCGGGGTTTCACCGGAACGGTACATATTCGGACAGCGTTGTCGATCGCACCCAACAAACGTATTTGATTTTTTTTTCCGGATGCATTTTTTTGAAAATAAAAATTACATTTTGATAACTTAAAAAGTGATTACATAACAATTCACAATGCATTCTACAAAATCATATTCTGCTTCTGCTACATCATCACCGCTACAACCGTCTAGCAATCAAATGGTGAATGTGAATCAAACTGCGCATAGTCAGCAGTATACGACATTGCAATCTTTTTTGCAAGCGCATACTGTGAAACACAAAAATGAGGTGACTACCCACACAGCAATGAGTGGAGGGAAATACAATATTCCATTTGATACGCGGGTGCAGTTTCACGATTTACTCGCCAAAGCGTGTTTCGGTGCGAATCAAGCGATCAGTCTTGTGGAACGTCATGTGGATTATGGACCGATTGTGGTTGATTTGGACATTGAATATGAAACCGATACGAATGAGAAACACAAACGGATTTACACGGAAGACACGATAAAAAACTTCTTATCGACTCTAATCTATTTCATTGAATATAGTTGCGTACTCGCAGATGATCGTAGATCACGCTTGGTGTATGTGTTTGAGAAAGCGGAACCTACTCAGAAATCGGTTGCGGAAGACGGTAAAACGATTTGGAAGGATGGGTTGCATATTATGATGCCACACATTATAACTTCGCCCGAAGTTCAACAATTGATTCGTAACTTTGTCTTGACGGAGTTTGATGACATTATTCAAGACTTTGAAGAGAAGGGGTATACGGTAGTCAACAAGAAGGAGGACATTTACGACGAATGTGTGATTTCTCGTAATGGGTGGATGATGTATGGGTGTCGCAAACCCACGAGACACCCTTACGTATTTACACAAATGTGGCATGGTCAGTCAGATGTGCTACACAAGTACACCAGTAGCGATGCGGGTGCTCACACTGAAATATCAAAAGAAGAGATGATGTTGCATATGCGGCAACACAGTATATATAAGGGTCCACATAGCGCTGCATCGTTGTTCATAGATCAGATGTCGATTAGTAGCAACAACAACAAATCCTACACGGAAGACGATTGTGTATCGTACACGTCTACGTGTATGATGGAATTACAAAAGATTGAAGACCAGCAGAAGAAACAGTTTCAGAAAAGAAAGCATTCTAACCCGTGGATGACACGGTGTGAAACACCGGAAGATCTGGAGTTCGTAAAAAATTTAATTGATTGTCTTTCACTGGAGCGTGCGGATAGTTATTTGGAATGGATTAAAGTAGGATGGTCCCTACATAATATTCACAATGATCCCGATAATGATGTTCTAAAGTATTCCTACATTGAGTTTAGTAAACAGTCCTCAAAATACACTGATGACGAAGCCGAACAGTCGTGTGAAAAGATGTGGGGTGAATGTCGTAAACACGACGATGATAGACAAAAGATTCAACTGGGTTCATTGTGCCATTGGGCAAAATCGGATAATCCGGAACTATACAAGAAAGCCCAGTCCAATTATTTGCGAGAGCTTATGCGCAAGTGTTGCAATAAATTCATTCCGCAAACGGAGTCACAAACAGACGCGAAGGGTAATGTGAGGGAAGGCAAACTCATAACCAAAGCATGGGACGATGTGTGTTATTACTTGGTGGAAGTGTTGTATAAGAAATACAAACTGGATTACGTGTGCTCTACGTATGGAAAAAAGATCTGGTGGGAATACAAAAATCATAGGTGGACAGATTCCACAATCGGTTTGCTCAATGTGCTTTCGGATGACGTCAACGAGTTATTCAATGAATATGCAATGGAATATCACAACAAATTGCTGACTGCTGGTCCACAAGATAAGAACCGACGTGAATATGAAAGGATGCGCAAAGCGGCGCTTGGTATTGCCGAACATACTCGCAATACAACGAGCAAAAGCAAAATCCTGAATGAATCTGCTGAGAAATTCTACTGGAGTCGTCGCGCAGAAGACAAACTGCACAATACGCAATTCGAAGTTCTTTTAGACCAAAATCAGTATCTGATTGGTCTCGAAAACGGTGTCTATGATTTAACCGAACATCGTTTCCGCGAAGGATGCAGTGAAGATTATATTTCACGGTGCACTGGCAATGCGTGGCACGCTCCTGCCGACCGATGGAATGACCCACAAGTGAAAGAGATTATGAATTTCTTCACACAAGTGCTCCCAGACAAATCGATTCGTGATTACGTGCTTACATTGTTCGCTTCCTTTTGTGATGGCAAGGTTCAAGAAAAGTTTCACATCTTTGTGGGTTGCGGTGGCAATGGCAAAAGTAAATTGATTGATTTGTTTCTGAATGCGATGGGGCAGAGTAGCGATGGAAAGGGATATTGTGGAAATTTGCCTGTATCTGCCCTCACCGGCAAGCGTACCAATTCGAGTGCCGCCTCACCAGAATTCGAAAGACTGAAAGGTATGCGGTTTGTGGTTGTTCAAGAACCAGACCAAAAGGAAACAATGCAAGTCGGACGACTGAAGGAGCTTACGGGTGGAGATACCATCCAAGCCCGAGGTCTGCACAAGGAACCGATTGAATTCAAACCTCAATTTGGAATGGTTATGGCAAGCAATGTTCTACCGACTGTTCCGGGTGATGACGGAGGCGTATGGCGTCGTATGAGAGTGGTTCGCTTCAACAGCAAATTCAAAGATCATCCTGATCCAAGTGACCCAACCGAGTTTCCCATTGATTTAGATCTGTCAGCAAAGTTGCACGAGTGGAAGCAATCCTTCTTTTGGATTCTTATGCAATATTATCACGTCTTCCGCGAGGGAGATACTAACGAAGAACCGATTTTGCAATACGCAG